AGAGTCTCTCTGGAAGGTTTCCCTTTGCGTGTCTAACAGCAGCTTCCACGCCGCATCGGCCAAAATACTTTATCCTAAATTAAAGTTAAATTCCATTGAAAACCATCACACTTCCCTATAACTGGAGACCCAGAGACTATCAGAAGAACTTGTGGAGGTATCTGGCGAACGGAGGGAAAAGGGCGGTTTTACGAGGCCACAGACGTAGTGGAAAAGACGAGGTCTTTAACCACTTTACCTGTGTCGCCGCCCACGAAAGGGCCGGTAATTACTGGTATATGTTACCGGAGTACTCCCAGGCTCGAAAGTCGATGTGGGACGCGGTGAATGGTAATACGGGAAAAAGAAGAATTGACGAAGCCTTCCCTCCTGAGATCAGAAAATACACCCGTGAGCAGGAGATGATGATCGGGTTTACCAACGGGTCTACATTTCAGCTTGTAGGAAGTGATAACTTCAACAGCTTGGTCGGTAGTCCCCCGGTAGGTCTTGTCTTCTCCGAATACGCCCTGAGTAACCCTTCAGCATGGGGTTATTTGAGACCTATTTTACTGGAAAACGGGGGATGGGCGGGGTTTAACTCAACCCCTCGTGGGAACAACCATTTTAAAAACATCTGCGACCATGCCGAACGGACTAAGGACTGGTTCTACGAAAAATGGACCGTCGATGACACCCACGTCTTTACGCCTGAACAGCTTCAAGAGGAACTAGCTGAATTACAGGCCTTGCACGGAGAGGCTTATGGCAAGTCTCTCTGGTTGCAGGAGTACTACGTCAGTTTTGACGCTGCGATTCCGGGGTCTATCTTTGGGGAGTGGATCGACAAAGCCCAAATTCAAGGTCGTATGGGAGTGGTTAATTTTGAAAAAGCTCCGGTCCACACCGCTTGGGATTTAGGCCACACTGACGCCACCGCGATCTGGTTTTTCCAGATTATCGGAGGGAAGATTCTGGTTTTGGACTACTACGAAAACAACCAGAAAGACATCCCCTTTTACTGTGATGAAGTGTTGAGGAAAAAAGCCAAAGACTTCGGTTTTGAATACGGGACTCACTGGTTGCCTCACGACGCCAGAGCCAGGACGTTAGCAGCGGGTGGTAAGTCTATTCAACAGCAGATGCTAGACCAGAGAATAGGTAAAGTCGTTATCGCTAAACGACTCGACCATGTGGACGGAATTCAAGCCGCGCGAGCTACCATCCCTTTTTGCTGGTTCGACCAGGAAAGATGCAAAAACGGGTTGGAAGTCCTGAAAAACTATCACTACGAATGGGACGAGGAAAACCGGATTTTCAGTTCCATGCCGAAACACGATTGGGCATCTCACGGTTCAAGTGCCTTCAGGACTCTCTCTCTGTCATGGAAACATCCTAAAGTCGCGCCGGGACAAGAGAAGACTCTGATCGAAAGACTTGAAACGAATTCCATCAACAAAATGAATTTCGGATACTTGAAAAAACAGCACATGGACAGAAAGAGAAACGAAAGAGAGTACGGCGGTATGAACCTTGGCTAAGAAAGAAGAAAAACGTCCCAACGAAATATCCGAAGTCGTGGGTTTCTGGCTGGACGAGATTCACGCGGCCAAAGAACGGGAAAAAGATTTCCGTAAAGAAGGCCAACGGGTGCTCGATATTTACTCCGGTCGAAAGCATAAATCCACCCCGTTCAATATTCTCTATTCCAACACAGAGACGTTACTGCCTGCGCTTTTCTCCCAAGTTCCCCGGCCTGTTGTACAGAGACGTTTCAAGGATGAAGACCCATTAGGAAAGTCAGCGGCCACCGCCGCTCAGAGAGCCTTGGAATTCATGTTGGACACCAACGTCGAAGGTTACGAGACTTTCGAGGAAGGGATGCAGTCCGCTACCCTGGACGCTCTCTTGCCTGGACGAGGTATTACCTCCGTCAAGTACGATGCCAATATCGCCGAGGTAGGGGGGGCTTCAGAGGCAGACGCCCCTACCCCAATGAAGACTTCCGAACTTGTGTGTGTCGATACGAAGTCGTGGAACCGGGTGTATTTCGGCTACGCGAAGAAATGGTCGAAAGTACCGTGGATGGCGTATGAGGAATATGTCGATATAGACGAGGCTTCCAGACTTTTTGGCGAAGACATCGCTTCAAAAGTCACTTTCACCGATGAAGAAAAAGACGACGACAAAAACAAGGATGACGATGACAAAGGAAAAAGAAAGACCGCGTTAATCTACCAGATTTGGGACCGGGAAGGTGGTAAGGACGGTAAGAACAAAATCCGTTACGTTTCACCACACTATAAAGACGGTTATCTCAAGGTCGAAGACGATCCGTTAGGTCTGACAGGGTTTTTCAACTGTCCTAAACCGATTCAGTTTCTAAAGAAGTCCAACGACCTGAATCCGGTTGCTTTGTATCTTCAATATGAAAATCAGGCAGAAGAACTCAACACCCTGACGCTTCGCATCGCTAAAATAGCTAAAGCGATCAAAGCCCGTGGCGTTTATGATACCGAACTCGGTGATGACATCGCCAACATCATGAAGGCGGATGACAACGAGTTGGTCCCCGCCGACAAGTCTTCCAGTCTCGCCGCTGAAAAGGGTCTTCAGAACGCCATCTGGTTCATGCCGATTGAACAATTGATGAACGTCTTGAGAGAACTGTACGTCGCCAGAGAACAATGTAAACAGGTTATTTACGAGATTACCGGGATTGCCGATATTCTCCGTGGAGCCTCGAAAGCCTCCGAGACGTTAGGCGCGCAGGAAATAAAAGAGCGTTGGGGAGGTTTGAGACTCAAAAGACTTCAGCGTGAAGTCCAGCGTTATGCCAGGGATATGTTGAGAATGATGCTGGAAATCGCCGCGTCTAAATTCTCCGAAGACACTTGGGCCAAGATGACCGGACTTCCTTTTGTTACGTCTCAACAGAGACAACAACTGGAAATGCTTCAACAAGCCGCTCAGATTTCCGGCCAGCCAATAGACCCACAAACTCAGGCTCAGTTACAAGCCCCTGTATGGGGGAAAGTCCTTGAACTGTTGAAGAACGACCTTCAAAGAGCCTACCGAATAGACATTGAGACTAATTCTACTGTCGAACCGGAAGCAGTAGAAGATCAGAAAAATATCGCGGAACTCCTGACGGCACTAGGCCAATATCTGAACGGAGTCGGGCCTTTGGTCGCTAAAGGCGTTATGCCTTTCGGCGCGGCACAGTCCATGCTTCTCGCCATCTCCAGACGGTTCCGTTTTGGCATGGAAATCGAAGACTACATCAAGCAGATGAAAGCCCCTCCGCCTGAAGACGACGGGAAAGCGGAACAAGCCAAGATGCAGATGGAACAACAGTCGCATCAAATGGACATGCAGATGAAGCAAGCAGACGGGCAGCAGAAAGCCCAGGAATTCCAGATGAAACTACAAGCCGAACAGATCAAGGCACAAACGGCACAATTACAAGCCGAGTCTGAACGTCAGAGAATCATGCTGGAAATGGAACAGTCTCGTGAAGAACACATGATGAGAATGGCCGAGATTCGTTCCAAGCATGAAGTCAACATGGCGACCGGCAGGATGAAAATGGAGCAGATGAAAAAGAAGGAATCCCATGCCTCTTTATGAGTGGCGTTGCCCAAAGTGCGGAGTCTTTGAAAGATATTTACCTGTAGAACAGTACAACATACCGCAGAATTGTGATTGCGGAGAAATCTCAAAAAGGATTCTGTCTCTTCCGACTGTATTTGTTAAACAGGACTGTCATTACGAGTCCCCGATTGACGGGAGAATCATTACCAGTCGTAAAGCCCGTCAGGAAGACATGGCTCGTTCCGGGTGTGTCGAGTACGACCCTGGTATAAAACAGGACTATCACAGAAGGATTCAGGATGAAGAAAAGAAACTCGATAAAAGAGTGGATGAAACGGTTGAAAGGGAGGTTAGTAAAATGTCTCCCCGCAAACTGGAAATTCTGGAAAGTGAAATGAAAAGTGGTCTCACCGTAGAACCCGTACGCCTTACAGACA